AGCAGCGCCGCCAAATGCAGCAGTAGGAACTTCGACAGAATATCCATCGAGTTTAAAGACTTCGTAACGACCAGCTAAACCAACGCGAGTAACGAAATTTTTCTTGGCACGAGCCTTAGAAGCTTCGCTAATACGTACTTTAAATACTGGGCGATCACCTTGTGCGAAGGTTTGAACATCAGCGAACTGACCGTATTGTGCAAGCACTTTAGGTGGAAGTACTTCATCTAAACCAACTTCGATTAACTCGAAAATTAAATTCTTATTATTCTGATATTCTCTGTAGCTAGAAGCTAAACCATTTAATTCCTCACGGAAAGTCTCATTAAGAGCAGAGAACTGTAAATTTTTCTCGCCAAATGCAAAGCTTGCAGAAGGATTTAAAGAAGCTTTGGCTGTTGCGCGAGCTAATTCAATTAACTGTTTTCTATCTAAAGCCATTTCAATATCCTCCTTAAATTACTTTACACGCATGATTTTGACGCCAGGTTGGCCATCAGGCATATTATACTCTTTTACGACCTGGAAAACAGGAGCTGTACCAGCGGCTAAAGAAGTGGCTTTCTTTAAGTAACCAGTAGTACTGTCCACTTCAAGGTAATCAGTACCAGCAGTTAAAGAAAGACCTGTAACGGCGGCATCAGGACCTGCAGCAGGACCTGCAAAAGTATTAGTTGTATAAATATCACCAATATTGGTTTTTAAAAGACGTGGATAAATGTACCCTTGCTCACCGAAGCCCTGTGCAGTTACAGGTACAGCGTTTATGTTCCTTGTAGGTGCAACTTCTAAGCAAAAGTCTTTATGCATTTGACGCCGTGGGTCATAAAGCTTCTCTTCACAATAGACGAGCATCCATTCACCATCGCCATCTAAAGAAGCACGCCCTGCGGCATAATTATATTTAAGAAACTGGCCTTGCTCAAGATGAGTAATTGCAGTAGTAGCATCGCTCATAGCAGGAAGTTGTGCGTAAATTTGACCAGTCTTTTGAGCTGAAAGATGATTAGGTTCAACTTGACCATAACCGACTCTATCAATTGCTGTTGCCATATCAGACAATCCTCCTATTATAATTTCTTCTGGTTTTCTTCAACCATTTTAACCCAATCGGGGGTTGAATCATCCATAGAATCACTCATATTAAATGTAGTAATTTCCTCTTCGTGATTTGAAGAAGCATCTGTCACAAAATTAATCTTTTTGCGGTAACAAATAACAGCTAATTTACTTTCAATATCTTCTAAAGAATATTGACGTTTATTTGCAATGACATCAGCTTTATCTTCATCAGAAAGCATATAGAATTTAGCAATTAACTCATCTTTTTGTTGATCTTCAACCTTGTTCTTAAAATTAGTTAAAGCTTCATTTTCTTGCTGAAGAGCTTCATACTGGTCATTTAATAACTGATATTTATTTTCGAGTTCTGCATACTCTTCATCAGTATGAAGACTATGTTGAACATTCTTTTCTTTTTCATCATCATCATCATTTGCTTCATCTTCGGATGCGTCAGCTTCTTCTGCTTCTTGCTCTTGCTGCTTTTCATCTTCATCTTTAGCAAAATCAGTTGAATTAGATGCATCTTCAATATGATCTTGATCTTCGACTACGCCAGCTTCTTCGATTTGACTCTCTTCTTCAAATTGAGTTTCAACTTCAGGAGTCATTTCGGTATCAATTACTTGATTTTCTTCCACTACGTTGTCTCCTTTCAATGCAAATTCTAATTCTTTCATCATTTTAAATAAACTCTTTTTGAATCCATCATCAAGAGTATATTGTTGTGCAGGAGCTGTAATTGAAGCTCCTTCAAAGCATGGCTCAACAGAATCTCCTAAAATACAAAGCTTTGAGATTACTGCGTCATTAATAATGAAAAATTCCATGCCATTCTTATAATTACTTGCCCAGCGGCCATCTAAAGTGGATTCATCCAATTCCATTGATTGCGGCTTCCCTTCATCAATGATTTGCTGGGCCTCTTCATATTGACCAGTCCAGAGATAGCCGGTCGTCATAAGATACTCCCGCTCAATTTCATTACCAAAAGCGTCAGTATCTTTAAATTTTTGAAACCAAACTTCTGCATTAGGAGCAACAAAACCATAAGGTCTAGTAAGATTATTAAAATGAATTCCATCGCCATCCATAATTATTTGATTTCCATGGTCTAAGAAATCATCTTTATCTTCTTTAAAATACCCTACAATCGGCGCTCCGCGCAAAGTTTTCGCCATTTCTAAAGCAACATCCTTAGAAATAAAACTTTGATTTCTATTTTCCCCTAAATAAAAAACTTTAATTTCACATTTAGACATTAAAGGATTAATATCTAATGGCTGCAAGTTTATAAATTCGGGAGAATCAATAGTAGCAACAGATTTATATGGTAAACTCATTTTGTTTCTCCCTTATTACATTGATTCTCTATTAGCTATTGTCTTATCTGATTTTTCGCTATCCTCTTTCTCCGGGCGTCCTACCTCGTCTGACTCCGAGGGAGTGCCTTGCTTTGCTCTTTTTCTTTGAGCTAATGCATCAGCGTTCATAGTATTTGATGTAAGTGGAGGAACAAATACACTGACGAGATCAAGAACATCATTTTCAAAGTAGGCATTTGCTAATATCGAACTTTGAGACTGGCCCAATGCAATTTGCGGAAGCATCTTAGAATAACCCATTTGGGTTTGCTCTTTATAGAGCTTAGCCATCTCTTTGTAATTGTAAATTGTAGTAGTTAATATCTGAGCCTTATAATAACACTTTTTCGGTGATTTATTATAGGGTTCGATCAAAAGATTAAGGAATGACTCAAACTGTTGTATTAAATTATACATACTAGCTTCATCATTCAAAATAGAATTATTAAGAGCAGTATTACTATCACTATTAAACTGCATTTGAGAGACGCCCGCTTCATTATAAATCTGACGTTCAACTCGAATTAAATCATCAGTTTGTGTAGTATTACTTTTATCTGACATATCAGCTACATCAACATCCGCAAAAGTAGTAAGAACATCAATACCAATCGCTTTGCTTAACATCCTTACTGCATTATTATGCAATGTTTGTGCTTCATCAATATCAAAAACTAAATCACCATTCTTATCGATTGGCATTTTCTGAATTAAAACTCTTAATAATTTTTGCGCCATTCGCTTTCTGTCTAAGTCCTGCGCTTGATCTAAATCAATAATTGCAGGAATAACTGAAATAAATGGCGGGAAGTCTTCCCCATTGATATTAAATTTTATAACACTTCTAGTATCTAATAGATACCAACCAGATGTATCACCTGAAAAAGAAGGTTTTAATTTGCCATCTTTATATGCCTTATATCCTTTTTTAAATTCTGGTGGGAATAAATTTAAAACTTTTGCCCTCATTTCAGAATCGGGATATAAAGCATCAAAAAATGACATATTAAATTCAACGGCAGGTCTATTATTTACACGAAATCTAGATCTACAATATTGTGGAGGCAGCTCCTGTACTGCTACAGTAGTTCCTTTAGGAATAATATATCCATAATAACTTCCATTCTTAACTACCTTTAAAGCAACTTCCCCAAAAAATCTTTTTGCTTCAAACTCATCTAAATATTTTAAAATTTGGAAGAAGTTTTTTAAAATACTATCTTGTTGAGTTTGTTTCAAAGTTTCTTCTGGGAAAATACCACCATTAATATATGGAGTAATAAACCAATCATACCGGTAAAGGTATGCCATATATCTACACAGTCTATTATAAATCCCGCTGGTTTTATAAAAGAAATTTGATATTTCTCTTAATTGAGAAAGATCATATTGATTAATCGCTTTTAATACAGTAAGTTTATCACCGAATCTAGGATTAACTTTTTTATAATTACCAACGTCGATAACAGCATCTTCTAAAATTTTTGCTCCGACTTTGATTTTAGAAAAATCATGTACCTGCTTCAGATCTAATACATCAGGGGTGCTATCCGCAAAAGGCATTGTAAAACCTTTGCGCTTGATTTCTTCCATTCTATTTACCAAGATAACACCTCTTTTATTCTTAGATTATTATAACACAAAAATTTCGCTTCGTCAAATTTAATTATAAGCAAGATTTATTATATAATCATAATCTATACGACCTTCATCAACATAAGGGATTGCAATTAATTTATAGCCATGCTGTTTACAATATTCTCGTTTCTTCATATCATTAAACTGCTGTTTCCTTAATCCATCATACCCACCAAATTTTGATTTAGGTTCATAGTGTTGGATACCTTGATATTCAATAAGAAAATCAATATCCCCATTATCATCAAAGACACAAAAGTCAAAACGTAGCGGGCGTCCAGTAGAACTGACTAAATCATCAAAAGAATACTCTTCTACAAAATCCAATCCCGCAGAACGTAGTATGTCTTCTATTTTTATTTCGCCTCTTGATGCTCTCAATTTTGACCCTTCTTTCTTCACTGTTTATATTTTAAAAACCCAATAAAGAAGTTTCCAAAAAATGCCCAGTGTATTAAAAATTTTTTAATTAAATAACATTAAGTCTTTTAAATTGCCTTTATTTTTTCTATTCCTCAACCGTTCTTCTTCTTTCTTAATCCAATAAAGACCATAAATAAAAGCAGAAAATTTATCTTTCGGAATTCCTCTACTACATTGCTTCAAAATTATGTTCACGCCTTCATTTTCCTGTACAAGATTCAAAAGTTGAGCTTTCAGAGCTGTTGTTAGAACAAACGGTCTCAATTCATCATTACGTTGCTCCGGCGTCATATTCTGACCTTTTTTCGTTGCCATTAATTTAGTTTTTGCAGTCGCTTCATCGATTAAAAACTGAATCCGCCCACTTGACAATTGAGTCTGTGCGTATGTGTACATTTCTGTGTTAATTGGAGCATTTGCTTTAATTAAGTACATAGCATCATGTTCAATTACGTCTCCACGAATCTTTCTATATTGATTTTTAATATCCTCATTTGTACCATCCGCAACCCCAAAAGGAGGTAAAATATCTCCATTCTCTGGATCTACTTGAGCTTTGGTCATAAAGTCAATTAAACCAATACCTAAACCATTGGCGTCGATTGCAATAATTCGCGCGTTATATTTATAAAATAACCGTTTTAAATTAATAGCTTGCATTTCAAAATCTTCTGCCGCATAAGTAAAAAGATTAACTAAACTTTTAAGAGCGGCTCCCTTAGGTTGCGGTGTGACCTTAAACACAGAAACTTCAGTATTACACCCAATACGACCAACGTCAACGCCCAAAACATAATATGCACTCTTATTACTCCTACCGGTAGGCGCATATTCTGGAACATTTAAAATACGATATTTATCAAATTTTTCTGCTGAATAAA